TAAAGAGCCAAGTTGCTTATCGGCATATTCTCCAAATCCCAATAAACTTTTCTTTTCTCTTAAATAGTCATCCATTAAGAAAAGCCTTTTCTTGTTATATTTTGCGATAGCTTGCAATCCTCCGACTAATACCTTGTTTCCTTCTACTGTATTTCCTAGGTTTGGTACAGCAGATTTAAACAGTTCTATTTCTCTATCAGATGTTGAGCCAGATCCAGCTACTCTCATTCTTGGTATTATGTAACCAGTTGTGGCTATAAAAAGCTCTTGTTGTCCCAATTTATCTAATTCTTCTTGGGGTAAAATATTTAATCCAGCAGCTATTCTTTTAAATGGAATTTTTATTTCCTCAAGAACACCTGTCTGTAATGGATCTGTTCCCTCTAATTGTTTTTGAAGTATGTCTAATCTATTTTCTATATCAGAATAGCTTTCTATTGTTTCTTGTGCTTGAGCTTGTGTTTTAAAGCCAGCTTTTGCTGCCTCTTGCTCAAAAACTTTTTGTGATTGATCAATGCTTACAAGAGGTGATTTTTTATCTTGTAAATAATCCATAAATGTTCCTGCATAGCCTTGCGCTCTAGCTAAACTATAATTTCTTTGGTCTGCTGTTAATTGATCTTTTTGTTCATATAAGGCGTTGTATTTATCTTTAACACTCATGGCTTTTAAAAAACCTTTCTGTGTTTCTGGTAAATCAGATTGATCTATTAAATTATTTAAATCTTGATTAATTTTTTGTTGCTGCTGCTCTAATTGCTGTTGTTGTAAAAACTGTTGTCTTTGTATAAAACCAGCACTAGGATCTTTGCCAGCAAAAACATCACTTAAAGAAGATAAAAACAAACCAAGTTGTTGATTCTTTGAAAGTCCGCCAACTTGTTGTTGTGGTTGTTGTGGTGGTAATTTTCCAACTGCCATATTAAATATCCTTTATAAAGCTGCGTAATTAACCATGTAATAGCCATTATCGTCTTTAACAACCGCTTCAGGCATGTATTTCATAACTTCTTGAGCAATAACTCCTATGGTTGGATCATTAACTCCCATGCTTTCAGCAACATCATTCCATTTCCAGGTATAAATGTTATGTCCTTTTTCTTTGCCTATTAATGTAATATCTTTTTTCAATCTTTTGTCAGATAATCCCATTTGTGCTGTGCTAACACCGCCAATAGCTCCGCCAGTAGCACCAGCTCCGCCTAATAATCCTGCAAATGGATTTATTCCGCCCATAAGAGCTGCGCCCGCTAATCCTGTTAAACCGCCAAGAATACCGCCAAGACCTACATCTTGTTTTCCTGTAACTGTTTGACTGGTTAAAGGCGTACCCAAGCCAGCTTGTAATAAACCAAGCTGTTGAGGGCCATAAGCCAACGCTCTTTGAAACTCTTGATAAGGAACTTGGAGAGCTTGTTGTTGCAGTGCTTGCTGTTGTGCGCCTATACCACCAAGCAAACCAAGTCTTTGCATCTGTTCACCACCTAGCGCACCCAATAAGCCAGCTTGCTGCGCTCTTGCTTGCAACTCAAACTGCGGTGCGAATTGTGCCATTTGCATTTGTCTTGCAATATCGGATTCAGCAGCTCTTTGTGCTTGCTCAAATCCTGCTTGTCTTAAACCAGCAACTGTTCTAGCTGCTTGTTCTGCGTATGGTCTTGCAGCCTCTGCTTCTAATAATGCAGATCTTGAGCCACCAAAAGCTCCTGCTCTGATTGCTCTTTCTTGTGCTTGTTGTTGAGCTACATCTGCTTGTCTTTGAATATCGCCCAATGCAACATCAATAACTTGTTGTTGGTAGGGTGATTGATAGGCTGCGATATCAGCTTGTAATAAAGATGGTACTTGACCAACTGTGGGTGTAGGTGCTTGTGCTAGTTGTTGAATACCAGTTAAAGGATCGTATTGCATCCCTGTTTCAAACAAGCCACGAGTAGCTTCAAAAGCTCTTAATTGATCTGGGCTAAAACCAGCAACTAATGGCCCTGTATAAGGTACAAATGGTTGACCAGCCAAACCTTTAGCAGCCGAATATAATTCTTGCTGTTGTCTTTGCTGGTATTCAGGTATTGTTACTGTAGTTGTTTGTGATGATTTACCTTTACTCATAATTCTTTTCTAACCATGTATTCTTCTTCAAATCCAAGGTGCTTGATCTTTCTAAGCCACCCTTTCCTGCCACCCCCGTATAAGCGTTTGCATCCTAATTTCTTTGCAAACAATTCTATAGATGGCAACATTTCTTCTAACTCTGTGTAATCACCGCCACAAAAAAGCAAGTTTAATGCTCGTGCTTGTGGAAATGTTACCAGTTCAGTTATAAGAGCTGATCTTTTACCAGCCCATATATGAAACATTCCATGTTTTATTTTATCTTTTATATCCTCTATTGTATAGAAATCTTGATATTCTAAAGACTTTTCAATCCAGTGTTGGCAACGCTCAAACTCTATTTCCCAAAGCTCTCTATCATCTTTAGGTTTTAGTTCTACTACTTTATTAGTCGCCTTTACCATACTCTACGATACTCATAAACAAATCTACTTTATCTGCATGAGAAGCAGTTACTTTAATTATTTCGCCCTGAGTTAGTATTAAACTCCTGCTTAATAATTCTCTGTGTTCGTAAGCCTTAACTACTTCGTTTTTAAATAAACTGTATTCAGTACCATCGTGAGTAACTGTAATGTCTAGCGTAGTTTGTTGGTTGCCACGCTCACTAGCGATTAATGATTCTACAACTACAAAGTCAAAATCACCGCCAGATGGTGCTGTATAAAATGTGTATTGACTGGTTAGTGCTAGTCTTAAATGTACATTATCAGCACGCTGAATAAACTGTCTTTGTGAGGATAAATCCATTAGCGTTTACCTCTAGCCTTGGTATCTATTCTTATATTACCAACTTGAAAGTCTTGGGTTGTTGAGCCTGTCACTTTCATTTGTATTTGTCTGGCTGTAAACCTTGCATCGGTATAGCCATCACTTTCAAAAGTAAAGTCGCCAAAGTCTGTTTCTGCACCTAATGGTGTGAATTTACCTTTAAAACTAATGGTTACTCCTGGCAGAGTATTTGCTTCTTCGTCTGGAATGATTTGATTAACTTGAACTAATCTATCACCGCTACCTATTTCTATTGGGCCTGATTGACAGAATGGTACAGAGCCATTGATGTTAGGTGATGCTGAGAGTGTGCCTGATTCGTGTTGGTAAACAAAACCACTAGAATCACCAGCGATAGGATAATTAAATGTGCCTTGGTCAATCCAGCATCCTCTGTCTAGTGAGCCGATAGACCAAACATTTTGTGCATAGTTCCAAATCACATATTTATTCGGTGTGTATTGAGATGTGCCTGATGGAAAGCCCCACCATATCTCATTAAAGTTAGAGTTATGTCCACCCCAACAAGTTTTCTTACCTGGTATGTTTAGATTATCAAATACATAATCGTGTACTTCGCATGGTATTTCTCTTACAGAGCCATCAAATACATAGAAAGCGTTTTCACCCATCCATGCTAAGAAGTTACCAGTAGATACTACAGATCTTCTACTTACGGATTTACAGTTTTGTCCAGCCTGTGCAATACCATATACAAATGGTGAGCCAGCGTAATACATTCTATTGATTCCGTTTTCTGTAAAGATCATCACATCGGATTGATGTTTGATAGCGTATAAAGCTCTACCGCCTACAGGTACTTGTAAATCACCAGCAGTATTATTAGCTTTAGATGTCCAGTTAGTTCTATCTTCTCTATTTGACCAGGCTACTAATCTTGGATCTCCGCCTGATCCTATAGCAACCAAATGTCTTTCGTTGGTTACTACAACTGATTGGTTTCCTGTGGGTGCATTGGTTACTGCGGTTGCAATAGTGTCGGGTGTGCCACCTGCAGTATCTGGCGACCACTTATAGATCTTACCATCGCCTGAAAAACAAAAGATTAAATCCTCACCCCAGTTGTCAAATGAGAAATGACCTGAGTCAAAGGGTAATCCAGATTGGCTTCTAGCATCTCCGTAATCTTCTGATCCGTAAGTATATGCACCAAATCCTAGTGGATCGTTGTCTGCATCGCTAATAAAACCAGTGGGAGTGATATCTGTCCAAGTGCCATCGTAAAGCACATAGACTTTTTCTCTAGTGCCAACTGCTAATACCTGACCGCCATTATTATCGTTATAGGCGTACATCCCAATGGGTGCGCCATCTAATGCGGTTGGTTTTAATCTTTGCCAGCCACCTATAGGTTTTAGGTAGCCATTTTCAAAACGAACTAAATCCCCGTCAACCCAACGGCCTTTGTTGGCATAATCAGTTCCGTTTTTGACTATGCCTGCGGGTGGGGTGATTGGGAATAGTGCCATTCACTAAGCTACAAGTTGCTTGGTAACTGAAGTTGGATTCTTTTGAGATGCAATATTAGCATCCAATCCATCTTTCAGATTTTGTACTTTTTCAGCACCCATAGCTCCTTCAACCCAACCTTGTACTTGTGAGCTTGTCACGCTGTCAAAGTTTGTGAAGTTAGATAGGTCTGAAGTATCAAGGCTTTGAGTACCATAGACTGAAGCAACATAAGGATTGCCTTCTGCATCGACTTCAGTATCGGTAGCGTTCAAACGCCAGTGTACATTATAAATCACATTGCTGTGACCTTCTTCGGATGGATACACATCAACTGTGTTTACATTCCATTGGTAAGTTATTGCCATTTTTATTCTCCTGTGTTTTGGCTATCTAAAAATGCTTGATAAGCTGCTTTTAGTTCGTCAGTCCATACTGCGTTGCAGATTGCTTGGACTTCTGAAGATTCACCGCTTATATCATCTAAGCAATTTAAACTGTGTCTATGGAAAGACCTGTTAAGTTCTACGCCATCTTCTTTAATGACTGTAGCAGTTCTTACCTGAACATGCTTGTAATCGCCTACGATTTCTATTTTATCTTCTATTAGTTCTTTTGTTATTGCCATTTTATTTTTCTCCTTACCTAGAATCCACTAGGTATAAATTATTAAGATGTTCTATAAGTTAAACTTAAAGCATATGTGTCTGTAGTAAAGATTTTATTACTTCCACTAGCAATACCATCCATTGAGTTTATGCTACCAAGAGTATTATTTAAATTAATTTGTACTACAAACAATTTACCACTAGTAGCACTTTCTCTAGCAATACCAGCTTGATGCAAACCATATGATGTAAAAGGAAATCCAGATAAACCGATACTTGAAGTATTTGTTCCTACTGTGGTTATAACTATAGATGCTGTAACATATACTAAATCTCCTACTTTTACATATGCTCCACTATGTGTGCCAAAAGAATATCCTGTTCCTGATGCTACAGGTGTCCAAGTACCCTCCTCGTAATCGTCAAGATAGTTTGCAGAAGTTGTACCGCCTACATACACACCGCCTGAAAGGTAGAGGTTTTTGAAGCGTCTGCCTGCTTCGCCAAGATCTAACGAACCATTAGAGGCAGTACCGTCAGAAATGGCTGGAAGAAAGCCCTGCGCATTAACGCAAAGTAAATTAGCCGAACCACTGCCTAAGCGTAAATGCCCAGCGTAAGTACCAATACTTCCAACTGTTGTGCCGTCTTTTCGGAATATTACAATATCACCATCGTCTGTTTTTCTGTTAAATGTACCTGCTGGATTTGAAGCTACTGTACTTCTAACCCCACCAGTTGTACTAAATGCCTGACCTGCAACATTAACCGCTGAACTTGTGGGGTTGCTTTCAGTAGTCCCCACCAACAAGTTGCCTGATGAGTCGATGCGCATTCTTTCTGAAATGCCACCAGTATTAAACTTGATAATACCTGCAGCGTTGGTTGCACCAAGCACTAACGAAGTAGAGCCATCATACCAAACAAATCCACTTTCAGCATCAAGTGCTCCATATGCTGAATCATTAACGCTTCGGATACCAACATCTATAGACTTATTAGAAGAACCTTCAGCAGTCATCACAGCAGATGAACCAGCAGAAGTTGATGTGTTACTTACACGAAAAATAGTTTCAGCCGCTTGTGCCTTATCAATATTTAAAAGCGAAGTAGGATTACTCGTACCAATACCAACATTCTCAGAGGAATCAATAGTAATAGCTGTAGAAGTAGCATTATCATCTATACCTGTTGAGGTGAAACCTGTCAGCGTTCCAACGCTTGTAATATTAGGTTGAGCAGCAGTGGCTAATGTACCTGTGATAGAAGTATTAGCAGTTAAAGTTGTAAATGTACCTGCTGCTGGAGTAGTACCACCAATGACAGAGCTGTCTATTACAGCTCCGTCTAGGTTCATCGCTACGGATGTACCAGTGGAGCTAAACAGCGCATCAAGATCGTCTAAATCATCGTTTAG